CATCTTTTTCTGCTTCGCTTTCGTCAGCATCATCTTTGCCTGCCTTAATAGACTTTTCAATTTCTGCTTTCAACCATGCGGCAGTATCTCGTCCTTGATTGAAACCTGGGTGTACTGCGGGCATGCCACGGACCAAACATGCCGCAACACCGCAAAGTGTTGAAGAAACACGACTATCTTTTAGCTTACGGAATTCCCCAATGGCATCTTTCTTATACCCTGCAGATTCCATCCACTCTGCTACTTTTGGGCGCAACTCTTTGGTGCTACTTTCCAGTCGGTAGTACTCCATTGCACGACGAAAGTGTCGTGTAAATTGTTCGCCATTAAACTCTGCGGCACCTTCCCAAGTTGGACTAAAGTCTTTGACTCCACGTCCGCGGTGTGCATTAACTTGTTTAGCAGTGACCCGTGTTTTCTTAACAGGTGCCGCTTTTTTCTTGGTTGCAGTAGCCATTTTATTACTCCGTTTTAGTGACAATGATGTTATTATAACTTATCTAGGATCGTCTGTCAACCGGTAAATAACACTATGAAACAGGTCCTTTTTGGTCCTGCTGGGAAAACATGCCTAAATTATCACTTTGGAAAAACGCTAAAACGCAGGATTACCACTATCAGGACCGCTTGATCCGCGAAGCTGTGGGTGCAGGCGGCACCTCTATACTGATCCACAAATATCTTGGACCGGCCGCTGTAGAAGATGGTTCTGATCCTGCTAAGCCAAATTTGGCTGAAAAGGGCGAAATCAATGAAATGGACATTCAGGACATTTTGTTTATGGAAAACCGTGATCGTGTGTATGATACTACAGTTTACGAACTTCGTGGTACTTACAACGTTAGCGACCAAGACTTTGATTTGAGTCAGTTTGGTTTGTTCTTAAATGCAGACACACTTTTTATTACATTTCACACAAACGAAATGGTAGAACGACTAGGCCGCAAGCTAATGGCTGGTGACGTACTTGAACTACCGCACTTAAACGATGACTTGCTATTAGATGCGAATGCAAAAAGCATTAACAAATTTTATGCTATTCAAGATGCCGCACGGTCTGCAGAAGGCTTTGGACCAACTTGGTGGCCGCACTTGTGGCGTATCAAAGCCGCACCTATCAACGATGCACAAGAGTATCGTAGCTTGCTAGGTGACCCAGAAGATGAAGATAGTTTGAAAAATGCATTAAGCACTTACAACAAAGAAATCGCTATCTCAAATGCTATTGTTGCTAGTGCAGAAACGATTACACCAGCGGCTGGTTATAAGAATACCGAGTTTACTGAATCAACTTATGCTCCTGTTATCAATGGCTTTGACGGATCTGGTACTTCTGACATTGTTGTTAACACTACTGAGCATCAAGCCCAACAAGGTAATACTACAAACATTAATTCCGGATTAACATTTCCAATTGCTCCTTCGCAAGGTGAGTTGTTTGTTAGAAATGATTTCCAGCCACAACGACTATTTGTGTATCGTGGCAACAAGTGGCACAGACTTGCTGACAACTCAGTAGACAGCGGCTGGGCAACTACTGCAACCAATGCAGGACCGTATATCAATAATTCAGCAACTACAACAACTGCTGACGGTACCACTGTACCACAACGACAGGCACTAAGTGGTGTATTTGTAAAACCTAAGGCAGACAATTAATGGCACAATCATATTTTTACGATCAACAAATAAGACGTTGGCTACTACAATTCATGCGATTGTTTGGTGGCTTCTCTGTTAAGATGGGCAAGGATGCAACTGGTGCCGATAACTATCACCAGGTGCCAGTACGATATGGTGATACAACTCGTATGAGCCAGCACATTCTTCGCTCTAACAGTGAAAACACTATTCTAAGTGTACCTGCTATCAGTTGCTATATTGCCGAACTTGTTCCAAACGCTGACCGCCGTATGACTCCTGCATTTGAAGATAGCGTACAGATTTATGAAAAATCATATGATCCAGTAGCACAAACTTTTAACGACAAAGTAGCCGAATCGTATACACTAGAGCGACACGCTCCTATCCCGTTTGACTTAACAATCAACGTTGACGTATGGACAAGTAACACAGAACAAAAACTACAACTGCTTGAGCAAATTTTATTATTGTTCAATCCTAGTGTAAACTTACAAAGCAGTCAAAATCCATATGACTGGACAAGTTTGGCAGTGGTCGAACTGATCAATGTTACTTGGACTGCTCGTAGTATTCCCCAAGGTACAGATGATATCATTGACGTTGCAAGTTTGATTTTCTCGTTGCCTATCTTCTTGACTCCACCTGCTAAGGTTAAGCGTCAAGTTCTCATCCACAGTATCTTAAACAACATCGCCGGGGACTATCAATTTATTGACGATATTACAATTGGCGTCAATGGTGATCCTATTTCGTCGCGCCAATGGATTACATTCAAGGACAGACACATTCGCGTTACCAGTGATACTATACAATTGTTAACCAGCAATAATACCACAACCGACGCAGAAAGTATTGTTCCAGCAACACTGCGTTGGGACGAACACTTTAATAACTATGGTGGGCTTAAAAATGGCATCACTGAAATACGACTAAAACTTGGTAGCACATTAGATCCACAAGAAGTAATTCTAAAGGTAAGTACCAACCCAAGTAATGAAAATTTATTGAACTATACTATAGATACTTCAACGTTACCAAATGATACTATTGCAATGATCAATGGTGTAGTAGATCCAACACGAAGTGCTCCAGGCAATGGTAATATCCCACCTGTGCAAGCTGGGCAACGTTACTTACTAACTGAATCTGTTCCACAAACAGGATTGTGGGGTACGGTGGTTGCAGATGCAAATGACATTATTGAATTTAATGGAAGCGACTGGATTGTCAGCTTCGACTCAAGTGCTGTTAATGCGCCTGCTTATACTACAAACGCAAACACCATGGTCAAGTTGTACTACACTGGCACCGAGTGGGTAGTAGCAATCGAGGGAATATTCGAACAAGGCTACTGGCGCATTGTCAACTAAATATTGGTATGAGAGCTGTTGGCGCATTAATCGTTAGTAAGAAAACTGGGAGAGCTATGATGCAACTTCGTAGCCCTTCTGAAACGCATAGTATGTGCTGGGGCTTGTGGGGCGGCAAGTTAGATGGTAATGAAGGCGACCTCGAAGGATTAAAGCGCGAACTATGTGAGGAACTTGGTTATCCGGGTGTACCAAATACTATTGCAATGAGTCATGTGTACACATTTACAACTCGAGACAAACGCTTTCGCCATGTTAGCTATTTGATATTGTGCGAGGAAGAATTTATTCCTACTGTAGATGATGAAAGTGCCGGCTACTGTTGGGTTAACTTGTGGGAGTGGCCGCAACCACTACATCGTAATACTGCAAAGATGTTTAACAGTAGGGGCTTTCGAGAAGCATTAGAGGGTTTATTGGATGGCGTTAAGAGTAATTAAAAATACTTTGCGCCAGCCAGAAATATATTCAGGGCCTCATCGACAAATTGATGTAGTGCAATGTTGGCAAAGTCACTTAAACAATCCACTGTTGAATAAGCTATATAAAGATTCTGTTTGCTACACTGAGCGATGGTACTTAGAAACACGCCGACTCATAAACGAAGAACTGTGGCATCATCCACTGCTAGTCAGTTTACTATTAGACGAAAAACTAAAACTTGATCTAATAAAAAGCACCATCATAGATGCTGTTAATATGCGAAGTATACTAAACGATTCGCGTTATCCAGAGTTTCAAATGTCAGCAGGTGTCAATTTAAAGAAGCTGACACGATGGTGTGCGTTCTTTGTTAGCCTGCCAGATTCACATGAAACTCTTGTTGCCCTAAATGGCCAATCTCCCGACTAAGATCTAAGTCGCACCAAATCTTGATTCCATTGTGATCAAGTAAATCACAAAACCCCATATCCTCACCATGCCAAGTTGAACTAGGTGCATGCCATGTTAACGGAAAGTGTGGGCTGGGTATTTCATCTGCAATAGACGCTCGCATTAACAAACATCCAAACCCAGTATAACGTACTTGAGTCAAACCATGAGCAGTAGTATCAACTGGCTCCACTGGATCTATAGAATGAAATGCTGTTGGATGAAATGGTGGCACACGCTTTGAGTACGTTGCACATACCACTTTCTTTTTGTGCTCTAACAATCTAACAATAACATCTTCGGGAAATGTCATATCGCTGTCAAACCACATGATGTGTTCTGCATTATATTTGTCAATTGCAAGATTTAACAGTACCTGTCGCTGATTGCTTAGTACTGTTCCGGCGTCCATTTCTAATAGTACTGGAATACCTTGCTGTTCTGTATATTTGATTGCCTGCACCAAACAATAGGTAAATTTTGCATGTACCATTCCGTTAGTAGGAATGCATATAACAACCTGCTCACTTAGAACAGGTTGCTTATCAAACACAAAACTAGATGACTTACCAAACATTACTCTTCAGAATCATCAACGTTGGCTAAATTGGCTTTACGCTCAGCTAAACGAGTTGTTTTATTGATAACATTTAAAAATGTTTGGCAACGACTAATAGTTTGCTCATACAACTCTGCTGGCAACTTTAGCATTTGCGACATATTTTCAACAGAAACACTTTGCGTCAATGCTTCAACTGCGGCCTTACGTGCAAGATCTTCGACCCAAAATTGAGGCTCTGCATCTTCAACTGCTTTTGCAACATCGGGTCCGATTTCTTCTTTTAATTCTACAATACGGCCATTGATGATATTCATTTCGTCAAGTACGATTTGTTTTTGCCAATCGGTATTTGCCTTTTCCAGTTCGCTGTTTAAAAATTCCATCTCTTGGCAAAGAGAAACTAGCAAACGCGGTCCACTTGCTACGCTGTATACAAAGTTTTCTCTTTCAAAATTTGTACGGAATGGGACTTGTTTTAATACTGCTCGTGTATTGTTTAAAATTTCGTTTTGAGTTAGTGGCATGAAAGCTCCTTCTATGTTGTACTATGTATCATTTTAATTTTAGAAATTTTAGCCAAAAAGAAAGGGTGTTGCCACCCTTTCTTAAGCATAACACTATTAGATGTTATATGGTGTTGTACGGCCACCAAATGTGCTACTTAAACTAACAGAGCCAGAACCGATACCTAAGTATCCGCCTAACGTACCACGTAGTGATAAGTTAGAGCCTGTTGTGTTAGAGTAACCTCGTTTGACATTACCAAACGTAATTGCTGATCCAGTTGCTGGAAGAATTGCCATTTTATTTGCCTCCTCTTTTCACTGAATTAATGTAAAGTCTTCTTTACAAGTGCCTGTAGTTCCTCGATTTGTGCTTGTTGTTCTTTAACAGCGTTAACTAGAACAGAAACAACTTTGTCATAACGAATAGTCTTGTAGCCTGCGATAGCAGATTGTGTAACCAATTCTGGTAGTACTGCTTCAACTTCGTCGGCCATTAGACCAATTTGATCCATGTGCTTTGGAAGGCCTAAAGACTCGGCTAATTCGCTTGAATCGTATGTGTAACCGTTGATAGCCATAACTTTACCTAGGGCACCATCGATCTTAGATACGTTTGTCTTCAAGCGTGAGTCAGAGTAGTAAGCTGTAATTTCGCCTGTAGCAGTAATGCCACCGCTAACAGATAAACCTGCGTTCATTGCTACTGCACCAGTGAATGTACCACCACCCCATGGGCTACCAGATGGGCCTGTAGGACCTGTAGGACCTGTTGCGCCTGTTGGGCCTGTAGGACCAGCGACACCTTGAATACCCTGTGGGCCTGTTGGACCTGTAGGACCAGCTACTGTAGAAGCCGCACCTGTTGGACCTGTAGGGCCTGTTGGACCTGTAGGGCCTGTTGGACCTGTTGGACCAGCAACACCAACACTCCATGTGCCGTCACCGCGCCAGAATGTACTTGCGCTTGCGTTTGTACCACTGTTTAACTTGCTTACTGGTAGGTTACCAGCAATACCACTGTGCGTCAAGCCAGAAATAGCAGATGACAATTCTGTGTCAGTTGCCATTGCATCTTGAATTTCTTTCAATGTGTCAAAGGCTGCACCAGCACCGTTTGTAACTGCGGCAATAGCGGCTGCTTGAGCGGCATTTGCTTTAGAAGTTGCGTCGGATGCGGCAGCGGCAATAGCGGCTGCTTGAGCGGCATTTGCTTTAGAGCTTGCATCAGTTGCGGCGGCAGTAATAGCGGCTGCTTGAGCGGCATTTGCTTTTGTAGTTGCATCAGTTGCGGCTGCGGCAATTGCTTCAGACTTTGCTGTTGTGGCTTTTGTAGTTGCATCAGTTGCGGCTGCGCTGATAGCTTCAGACTTGGCTGTAGCAATAGCTGTAGTACGAGCAGTGGCTTCTGCGGCAACTTTTGTAGTTGCATCAGTTGCGGCGGCTGTTTGAGCGTTGTTAGCTTTTGTAGTTGCATCAGTTGCGGCTGCACTGATAGCTTGAGCTTTAGCTGTAGCAATAGCTGTATCACGAGCAGTAGCTTCAGTTGCTACAGTAGTATCAACATAACCTTTTGTACTTGCATCGCCAGAAGCAGATGGTGTACCTAAACCTGTAATCTTGTTGCTGTTCATTGCAACGGCTGCACGGACGTCAACTGCGGCGTCAAAACGTGTTGCGGCTTTGAAACGAGCTGGGTCAGAGAAAATACCGTCGAAGTTATCATCTTCTGCATCAGATGTGCTACCGTCTGTTGTTAACACTTTAGCGGCAAGAATAGAAACGTTACGCTCTAAGTCACCGATTCGGCGTAGACTTGATTTGCTACCAGAGAAAACGATATCGTTGTCGCCAACTGTGGTTGCTTCTACTAGAGCACCAGACTTATCGTACTTGTACTCTTTTGATTTGTCCAATGATACTTCAGCTGTAGTACCACTGTTCTTTAATTTACGTTTATTATCAGACATTTTATCTCCTTTGAGTTTACTGGCACGGAGGACAAACTAGTGTTTTCCCAAGTGCGTTGTTGTCAACGTACAGGCAGGGGATGTCAAACCCCTGCCGTTAGCCAGTTAAATTACGCGAACTTTAAACCAGTTACTTCGATTTCGTCATCTGTAGCTAACACACCAGCAACAACTGTTACTGTAGAACCGCTTACGCTGAATTCTGTAGGACGTAGCAACTGACGGTTTACGTAAACATTGTAGTGTTTAGCTGTAGCTAAATCAGAGAATGTAAACGCAACTGTACCTGTTGCATTAGTTGCGGCTTGAGCAGAAGTTACAGATTGGAAAGCACTGTGAAAGTTTGTTAAACCGCTACCAACACGAGTTGCTACGCGAGCATCTGTGTAGTATAAGTTTGTAGAACCTTCTGTGATTTCGTCTGTATTATCTTTACCAGCAACTGCGGCTGCAATGGCTGCGGTACGAGCAGTAGCTTCTGCGGCAACTTTGGCTGTTGCATCGGCTGCGGCTGTAGCTTCGGCAGCTACTTGAGCGGCGTTGGCTTTTGTAGTTGCATCGGCTGCGGCTGTAGCGATAGCGGCTGCTTGAGCGGCGTTGGCTTTTGTAGTTGCATCAGTTGCGGCTGTAGCGATAGCGGCTGTTACAGATGTAGCTGTGGCTGCACCAGAAATGTCAGCAACACCTAAAGTGATAGAGCCACCTAAGGCTGCAACGGCACCGTTAACAGTAATGCTGTTGTTTGTCAATGAGCTGTTAGGGATAGAACCTAAGCTGATTAAACCGCTTGCGCTGTTGTAGCTTACACCACTTGAGCTGTTTGAGCTTAATGCGGCACGAGCACGAGTGTTTGAGAAGTACAAGTTTGTTGTACCTTCAGACAATGAGTCTGTGCTTGTAGCAATTTGTGTGTAAACAGAACCGTCGTTAGTGAATGTCCACTTTTGTAAACCTTCGTTCCAACGCAATTGTACGTTTGCTTCGTCGCCACGTTCAACTTCGATACCAGCGTTTTGTGTTGGAGCACCAGTTGCATCGCTGTTTAGCGTAACAATGTTGTCGGCCAAGCTAACTGTATTAGAGTTAACTGT